GACCAGCCTTTGAACCCACCGATTCCGAGCGCAAACAGGTTGAAGCGCTGTCAGGTTACGGCCTGCCAATCGAGCAGATTGCAGTCTTGGTACGCAATGGCATCCACGTTGACACGCTCCGCGCTCACTTTGGCACCGAGCTGGTGTCCGGCAAGGCTAAGGCCAATGGCCAGGTCGGGAAAACCCTATTCCAGAAGGTCATGGCAGGCGATACGACTGCAGCCATTTGGTGGAGCAAGACCCAGATGCGCTGGGCCGAGACCCAGAAGCACGAGCTGACCGGCGCTGATGGTGCCCCGCTGGAGTTTGCCAAGATCGAGCGCGTGATCGTCAAGAATGGGTAAAACCCTGCAGCTCCAGACCCCCGAGTGGGCGCTGCCGTTACTCAGCCCCAGCCGCTACAAAGGCGCATGGGGTGGCCGAGGAAGCGGCAAAAGCCACATGATGGCAGAGTTGATGATCGAGGCGCACATCATCGACCAGAAGCGGCGCAGCGTTTGCGTGCGTGAGATACAGAAGTCCCTCAATCAATCCGTCAAGCGGCTGCTGGAGACCAAGATTGAGGCCATGAATGCCGGTGCGTACTTCGAGGTCCAGGATGCCGTTATAAAGTCCAGGAAGGGCGATGGCGCAATTATTTTCCAAGGTATGCAGAATCACACCGCCGACTCGATTAAATCGCTGGAGGGCTACGATTGCGCCTGGGTTGAGGAATCCCAGAGCCTGAGCCAGACCAGCCTGGACCTGCTGCGCCCGACGATCCGCAAGCCTGACTCTGAGCTGTGGTTTACCTGGAACCCGCGCCAGGCCAACGACCCGGTAGATTTTTTGTTGCGTGGCCCGACACCGCCAAAGGATGCCACGGTCATCAAGGTTAACTTCAGCGATAACCCCTGGTTCCCGCAAGTCCTGCGCGACGAGATGGAGTACGACAAGCGCCGAGACCCCGACAAATACCAGCACGTTTGGCAGGGCAGTTACCTGACCAACAGCCAGTCCAGGGTCTTCAAGAACTGGAAAATCGAGGAGTTTGAGGCACCACGGGACGCCATCCACCGGCTGGGCGCTGACTGGGGCTTTGCCATTGACCCGACAGTCCTGGTGCGCTGCCACATCATTGGCCGCACGCTCTACATCGACCATGAGGCCTACATGGTGGGCTGCGAGATCGTCAACACCCCCGAATTATTCTTGCAGGTGCCCGAGGCCGAGAAGTGGCCCATCGTGGCCGACTCAGCCAGACCCGAGACCATCAGCCACATGAAGAAGAACGGCTTTCCAAAGATAATGACCGCAGTCAAAGGCCCGAGGTCGGTCGAGGAGGGCATTGAGTTTCTCAAGGGCTACGACCTGATCGTACACCCGCGCTGCACGCATACAATTGACGAACTGACGCTGTATAGTTACAAGCAAGACCCGCTGACTGGGAGAATCCTGCCGGTGTTGGAAGACAAGAAAAACCACGTGATCGACGCTTTGAGATATGCTTGCGAGGGCGTGCGCCGCATGGCCGCTATAAAGCCAGCGACTTTCAAGCCATTGCCAACCGCGCATAAATGGTGAGAAAATACGCCAAAATGAGGATATAACATGGCTCGACTCTCCAACGACCAACGCCTTGCCAACTTGCACGACGAGGCGCTGGCTCAGTTTGACGATGTGCAAAGCGCCCTGCGTGACGAGCGCCTGCAGTGCTTGCAAGACCGGCGCTTTTATTCTCTATGCGGCAGCCAGTGGGAAGGCCCACTCTCAAACCAGTATGAGAACAAGCCCAAGTTTGAGGTCAACAAAATCATGTTGTCCGTCATTCGGGTTATCAACGAGTACCGAAACAACCGCATTACGGTCGATTATGTGTCCAAGGATGGCACAGCAAATGACAAGCTGGCCGAGGTCTGCGATGGCCTGTACCGCGCCGACGAGCAGACATCCGTGGCCGACGAAGCCTATGACAATGCCTTCGAGGAAGCAGTCGGTGGCGGCATAGGCGCCTGGCGTCTGCGCACGGTCTACGAGGATGAGGAAGACCCCGAGGACGACCGGCAACGCATCCGCATCGAGCCGATCTTCGACGCTGACAGCTCAGTATTCTTCGACCTGGGTGCCAAGCGCCAGGACAAGTCGGACGCCAAGTTCTGCTTTGTTGTCACCAGCATGACCCGCCAGGCTTACAAAGACACCTACGGCGACGATCCGGCAAGCTGGCCCAAGATCATCCACCAGTACGAGTTTGACTGGGCCACGCCTGATGTGGTCTTCGTGGCCGAGTACTACAAGGTCGAAGAAAAGACCGAGACCATCCGCATCTTTGCAGCCATCGACGGCACCGAGGAGCGCTACACCCAGGCCGACTTTGCCAATGACGAGACCCTGGAAGAAACCCTGATGGCCATTGGCAGTCGGGAAGTGCGCCAGAAAAAGGTCAAGCGCAAGAAAGTCCGCAAGTACGTCATGTCGGGCGGCAAGGTGCTGGAAGACGCTGGCTACATTGCCGGCAAGTGCATTCCTGTGGTCGTCGTGTTTGGCAAGCGCTGGTTTGTTGACAACATCGAGCGCTGCATGGGCCACGTGCGCCTGGCCAAGGACGCCCAGCGCCTCAAGAACATGCAGCTCAGCAAACTGGGCGAGATCAGCGCCCTGTCGTCGGTCGAGAAACCTATTCTTACACCCGAGCAGGTGGCTGGGCACCAGGTCATGTGGTCCGAGGACAACCTCAAGGACTACCCCTACCTGCTGGTCAACCCGATCACCGGGCAAAACGGCGAGCAAACCATCAGCGGCCCAGTGGCCTACACCCGGTCGGCAGCAATCCCGCCAGCAATGGCTGCACTGCTCCAGATTACCGAGACCGACATGCAGGAGATACTCGGCAACCCAGCCGGTGCTGACAAAATGGTCAGCAACATCAGCGGCAAAGCCGTTGAGATGATCCAGGCCCGAGTCGATGGCCAGGCTTTCATCTACATGAGCAACTTTGCCAAGGGCATGAAGCGCTGTGGCGAGATATGGCTGAGCATGGCGCAGGAAATCTACGTCGAAGATAAACGCAAGATGAAGACCGTGGATCAGGCTGGCGAGGTCGGCATGGTCGAGCTGATGCAGCCCACCATCAACCAGGAAACTGGCGAGATGGTCATGGCCAACGACCTCAGCGCTGCATCCTTCGAGGTCAATGTCGATGTTGGACCATCCAGCAGCAGCAAGAAGCAGGCAACCGTCCGCGCTCTGACCGGCATGTTGCAGATCACCACCGACCCCGAGACCGCCCAGGTGCTGAGTGCAATGGCCATGATGAACATGGAGGGAGAAGGCATCAGCGATGCCAATGCCTACTTCCGCAAGAAGCTGCTCCGTATGGGCGTGGTCAAGCCGACCGAGAAGGAAGCCGAGGAAATGATGGCCGAGATGCAAGGCCAGCCGCAAGACCCGCAGGCCATGTACCTGCAAGCCGCAGCCGAGGAAGCCACTGCCAAAGCAGCCAAGGCCCGAGCCGACACGGTAGAGACCGTGGCCAGCGCCGAGCTGAAACGTGCCCAGACTATTGAGACACTCAGCAAGGTTGAGAACGACGACCAGACCCTGGCCATCAACAGCGCCAAGACTATCCAGGAGATGATGCGAAATGGCTGATCCATTCTTCCCCGAGCTGGCTCGCTTGGCCATGATACTCACCGCACGACAGCCCAACAGGGACTTCATGCAATCAATCCCAGGTGGTGGTGGTAGTGACGGGCGCAGTTCAAACCCTGGCTGGGATGCTCTGTCAAACGCTGAGAAAGCCGCTTACTACAGCGACAACCCTACGATGGCGGCGGTGACGCAGTTTGGGCAGAAAGCCATTGGCTACGCACCCTTTGGGGTTGGTATGGCTATGCAAGCGCAGCAGGCAATGTTTCCAAACTTTGTTGCAGACCAAACTTCCATTGCCCGTGGGATTGACCCCGCTACTGGGCTGCAGGTAGGCGGCTATGGTTCGCGCCAGGCGCCAGACTTGCAAAGTTTTGATATTGCTACGCCTACCCCAACTGGACTCTACGGCGACCAATATGCGGGTGAAACTGCGCCAAAGGCAAATAGTTTTGTTGAATCTCTGTTTAACAGTATTCTGCCCAGTTCTGCGGTGCAATTAAATCCAGCGCCAGTTGAAACTCGGGAGGCAACACCTACCGCAAGAAGCGCAGCAGAATCAGGATACCTTGGCCTTGATACTGGCGCTGGTGTTGGCTATGGCGGTGGCGTTGACGCACCAGGTGCAAATGCTGACGGTTTTGGCGGCGGTGATGCTGGTTTTGGTGGTGGTAGCCAAGCCTTCAACCAAGGCGGTATGGTAGACGCTGAGAATCTAATGGGCCAAGCCCCTGGACCAGACGATGGTTATGGAGCGCTGCAGGGCGGCGAGTATGTTATTAAGAAAGCCGCAGTTGATAAGTATGGCCAGGAATTGCTGGACGCTATCAATAATGGCACCTTTCAATTCGAGCAAAGTCTGATAAACTTTATGGCAACGCCAGCAAAATAACGGCATCCACCCAGCCGTTCTAATTGGGTGAGTTTGATGGGGTCAAGATGAACAAAAAGGCAGTAACTGGAGATGATAACGAGGACGATAACACTGCGGTAATTGAGGACGAAGGCCAAAGCACTGAGAAAACTTCTAGCGAGTATCAATCCGCTGGCAACCAGGACGATGGCCAGGGCACCGAAGATGACGCAGACGATTCAGACGAAGTTGTAGTATCCATTGGTGAGGAAGCGCCACCTCCCGAAGAACAGACTCATGCGCCAGAGTGGGTGCGCGAGCTGCGTAAAACGAACCGAGAATTGCAACGGCAAAATCGTGAGTTGCACGGCAAGCTACAAAGCAACGCACAGACTGAGATCAATCCGGTCGTGCTGGGCAAGAAGCCAAGCCTGGAAGAACACGACTACGATGCCGAGAAATTTGAGGTAGCACTGGCAAATTGGTTTGACCGGAAACGGCACGCCGACGATGCCAACGCCAGGCACGAAGCTGAAGTTATGAATCAGAATCGAGCATGGCAAGCCAAACTGGATGGCTACGGCAAGGCGCGAGCTGAGCTGAGAGTCAAAGACTATGATGATGCCGAGGCCGTGGCCCAGGAACTCTTCTCTGTCACCCAGCAAGGCGTGGTGCTCCAAGGTGCGGATAACCCCGCGCTGGTCATTTACGCACTCGGGAAGAATCCCAAGAAGGCCAAAGAGCTGTCCGAGATCAAAGACCCCGTGAAGTTTGCCTTTGCGGTAGCGAAACTGGAGAAAGAATTGAAAGTTACCAACCGCAGGCAAGCACCCGCCCCCGAGCGTATCGTGACCGGCACCGGACGATCCTCTGGGGCGGTGGACTCAACCCTAGAACGGCTGCGAGCAGAAGCAGAGCGTACTGGCAACATGACGAAAGTCGTGCAGTACAAAGCGCAGAAGCGAGCAGCTTCCAAATGATTTTTTAATTTAGGAGCCAATCATGGCAAATGCATTTTCAAAAGAAGAGCGCGTAGCGTTCGAAGACATCCTCGAAGGTTTCCAGGACTTGCTGGTTCTGTCGCGTCACGTGTCGATTTACAACACAAATCAGACCGAGATGGCCAGGACCAACGACACCATCTGGCGTCCGATGCCCTACATCGCACAGTCGATTACGAGCACACCAGGCAATGCGATCAGCTACAAAAACATGACCCAGTTGTCTGTGCCAAGCACCATTGGTTTCAGCAAGACTGTGCCTTGGACCATGACTACCCTCGATCTGCGCGATGCGTTGCAAGAAGGTCGTCTGGGCGAGTCAGCCAAGCAGAAGCTCGCATCCGACATCAATGTGGCCATCATGAACACCGCAGCCGCCCAAGGCACGCTGGTCGTTCCGGTTGCTGCTGCTGCCGGTGACTATGATGACATTGCCCTGTGCGATACCATCATGAACGAGCAAGGCGTGCCTGACTATGACCGCTTCCTGGGTCTGTCCAGCCGCGACTACAACGGTCTGGCCGGTAACCTGTCGCAAGCCAGCCGTTCGTTTGGCAACGCTAAGTCTGACAAAGCCTACGAGCGCAACTTCGTCGGAATGGTCGCAGGGTTTGACACGTACAAATTCGACTACGCAAACCGCATTGCTGCGGCTGCTGGTGGAACCACTACGATCAACACCACGACCGCGCAGGCTCAGTACGTGCCTGAGGCTACCTCCACATCCGTGGGTGGCCAGATCAACGTGGACAACCGCTACGAGACTGTTACCGTGTCCAACACGACTGGCATTGTTGCTGGCGATGCGTTTACGATTGATGGCATTGACTCAGTGCATCAGATTACCAAAGAGTCCACCGGCGAACTGAAGACATTCCGTGTCATCAGCATCACCAACGGCACTCAGATGGTGATCAGCCCTCCGATCATCTCGGCTGTTACCGCACCGACTGATGCTGAAATCCAGTATCAAAACTGCGAAATCACCGCTGCTGCCAGTGCTGCGCCAATCAACTGGCTCAACACCGGTGCTGCGTCGATCAACGTGTTCTGGCAGAAAGATGCGCTGGAAATCCTGCCTGGCCGCTACGCCATTCCTGCCGATGCTGGCACCGCAGTGATGCGTGCAAGCACCGACCAGGGCGTGGAGCTGGTGATGCAGAAGTTCTACGACATCGACAGCATGGTCATCAAGTACCGTCTCGACACGCTCTTCGGTGTTGTAAATAAACAACCAGAAATGAGCGGAATACTTTTGTTCAACCAATAATTGAATTGAGGGAAGGGGCTTCGGCCCCTTCTTTCATTACAAGGAAAACACCATGCCACTGACCAAAGGTTATTCAAGCAAGTCCATCGGCAAAAACATTTCCAAAGAAATGAAGTCCGGCAAGCCGCAAAAGCAATCCGTTGCCATTGCATTGAACGTGGCCACCAAAGCAGCCAAGGCCGCAGGAAAGCCCAGCAAAGCCCCTGCAAAGGCCATGAAATGAAAGCCGGTCTCTACGCCAACATCAATGCCAAGCGCGAGCGTATCGCAGCAGGCAGCAAGGAAAAGATGCGTAAGCCTGGCTCGAAGGGCGCACCCAGCAAAGCCGACTTCGTGGCATCTGCCAAAACAGCCAAGCCAATAAAGCCAAAGAAATGATTGAACTCCCTGCAATGCTTTACCAAAGCCCTGGCCCACACAAAAAGCCAGGCGGCGGCACTTATCGGATTGTCGGCGTCAATACGCAGGAAGAACTTGATGCCAAACTGTCGGCCGGCTGGTTCGCATCGTCTGCCGAGGCCATTACAGCCGCTGGCGACAAGGCCACGACACCCAAAAAGATTGCAGAGTGGCGCATCAAGGCGAAGGCCAAAAAAACGAAGAAGCGCAAGCCATCCAAGCCCCTGGGCTGGAAGCAGCCAGTGCCAGTGCCGGTCATTGAGGACGCACCGCCAACCCGTGCTGAGCTTGAGGCCAAGGCTACAGAACTCAAGATTCGCTTTGATGGTCGCACAAGGGACAAAAAACTGGGACAATTGATCCAAGACAGACTCACCGACCCGACCACAGGAGAATGACATGGGATGGACAAAGCGCCAATTTGTCACGCAGGCTTTTGAAGAGATTGGCCTGGCATCCTACGTTTTTGATCTGACCCCTGAGCAACTGCAGTCGGCTCTGCGCAGGCTCGACACCATGCTGGCAGCCTGGAACGCTCTGGGCATCCGCTTGGGCTACCCGCTGCCGAACAGCCCCCAGGACAGCGACCTGGACGAGCAGACCAACGTGCCCGACAGCTCCAACGAGGCCATCTACACCAACCTTGGCGTCAAGCTGGCCCCGTCCTACGGCAAGCAGGTTATGGCCGACACCAAGATGACGGCCAAAGAGTCGTACAACACCCTGCTGTCCCGCGCAGCCATGCCAGTTGAACAACAACTCCCAGGCACCATGCCAGCAGGGTCAGGGAACAAACCGTGGCGCGTCTACGACGATCCATTTATTCGCCGCCCATACTTTCCAGTCCTTGCCGGTCAAGACGGACCACTTGAATTCAATTGAGGAGCCAACATGCCAACCATCAACCAACTCGCCAGCATCAGCCAGGTCAATGGGTCTGCCCAGATTCCCGTGTACGATCAAAACAACGGCGATGCTCGCAAGATGTCGGTCAACACGCTGCTGGATTACTTCCAAACCTCATTCGCAGCCCCGACTGTCGCCACCAACCTGTACACGCCAGGGGCAGGTTTCAACATTACCGTGCCCACCCCTGTGGCCGAGCAGCAGTGGATGCTCATCCAGCCTGCTGGCACACTGGCCACCGGCACCGTTACCCTGCCGCTGAACACTGGCGTGCCCGATGGCACTGAAGTGCTGATAACCAGCACCCAAACAATCACAGCGTTCACCATTGCGCTGAATGGCGCGGCTGCAATCTTTGGGAATGTCTCTACCCTTACCGCTGGCGCTGCTGTTCGGTATCGCTACTATTTGGCAACCAATAGTTGGTACAACATCACGAACGAAACTGCAGGATTTAATGCCGCAATCCAAGATTTTTTAAACAACCCAACCAGTGCCAATCTGCGTGCCGCAATGGTGGACGAGACCGGCACAGGGTTGCTGGTATTTGCAACCAGCCCGAACTTGGTAACGCCAATTCTTGGGATACCAACATCAGGAACGCTTACCAATTGCACCGGGTTGCCGTTGACAACGGGCGTAACAGGCGCTCTAGCAGTCGCAAGCGGTGGCACTGGGGCATCGGCAACGGTTCAATCTTTAAGTGGTCCTGGTGCTGTCAATATCACAAGCCTTGCCACTGCTTTCACTTCCACAGCAGCAGGAAATGCTTTGACCCTTGCAGATGGAGCGCAGGGCCAGCTGAAGACAGTTATTTATGTTGCAGAAGCCGCTGGCGGCGACACTGGTATTCTGACTCCTACCAACCTTGGCAGCGCAACCACAATCACTTTCAATGCTGTTGGAGATTCGGCAACGCTTCAGTTTGCTGGAACTGATTGGTGGGTTGTTGGATTCCGTGGTGCGGTAGTTGCCTAATCATGGCCACCAAAGACACCCGGCTGGCTCGCGCTGGCGTAGAAGGCTTTAACCAGCCCAAGCGCACGCCATCGCATCCGACCAAAAGCCATGTTGTCGTGGCCAAGGCCGGTGACGAAGTGAAGACCATTCGCTTTGGTCAGCAGGGTGTCAAAGGCTCGCCAGACGGATCAAAGCGCAATGAAGCATTCAAAGCCAGGCACGCTGAGAACATTGCCAAGGGCAAGATGAGTGCGGCGTACTGGGCCAACAAGGTCAAGTGGTAAGCCATGCAAATACCTATCCTTAACGGCATTTACGCTGACACCACGCCAGAGCTGCGTACCAGCTACCCGGTCAACATGGTGCCGGTGCCCATCAAGTCTGGCATCAGCAACGGATTCCTGCGCCCAGGAGACGGCATTGTGGCCAATGGCACAGGCCCAGGCATTGACCGTGGTGGCATCAACTGGCGAGGCGACTGCTACCGTGTCATGGGCACCAAGCTAGTCGAGGTGGCCAGCAACGGCGCTGTGACTATCTTGGGCGATGTAGGTGGGCCTGTGACTCAGTTGGTGACATTCGACTACAGCTTTGACCTGCTGGCCATTACATCGGGCACCAGGCTGTACTACTGGGACCCAGTGGCATCCACCCTCACGCAAGTGACAGACCCTGACCTAGGCATCGTGCTTGATGTGGTCTGGGTGGACGGCTACTTCATGACCACCGATGGCGAGTTTCTGGTCGTCACCGAGCTGACCAACCCGCTGGCTGTTGATCCGTTTAAGTATGGCAGCTCAGAGGCCGATCCTGATCCGGTCGTGGCATTGCTCAAGTTGAGAAACGAGGTCTATGCGCTCAACCGCAACACCATCGAGGTGTTTGACAACGTGGGCGGCGACCTGTTTCCCTTTGCACGCATCGAGGGCGCTCAAATCCAAAAGGGTGTCGTCGGCACGCAAGCCTGCTGCGTCTTCATCCAGTCCATTGCTTTCTTGGGCGGTGGCCGCAACGAAGCCCCCGGCATTTACGTGGGCGCAGCCGCAACCACCCAGAAAATCAGCACGCAGGAGATTGACAACCTGCTGTTGAACTACACCGAGGCGCAGCTGGCCACGGTCAAGCTCGAAGCACGCAACGACAAGGCGCATCAGCACCTCTACGTCCACCTGCCAGACCGCACCGTGGTCTATGACGCCTCGGCATCTGAGGCACTGGGCGAGCAGGTCTGGTTTACCCTGACCACGACTTTGGCAGGCTTTGCACAGTACCGCGCACGCAACATCGTCTGGGCCTACGACAAGTGGCTTGTTGGAGATCCGCAATCCACCTCCATCGGCTACTTTGTGCAGGACACCGGCTACCACTGGGGCGAGCAGGTGCGCTGGGAGTTTGGCACGCTGATCGTTTACAACGAAAGCAATGGGGCCATCTTCAACGAGCTGGAGCTGGTCAGTCTCACCGGCAGCGTGGCCATTGGCACAAACCCCCAGATCAGCACCAGCTACAGCGTGGATGGCAAGGCTTACAGCCAAGAGCGCAGCATCAGCGTGGGCACTACAGGGTCCAACAAGCGCCTGGCCTGGTTCCAGCAGGGCAACATGCGCAACTGGCGCATCCAGCGATTCCGTGGCGACAGCGATGCCCATGTGTCATTCATCCGTCTTGAGGCCCAGATTGAGCCACTGGCGTTCTGATGGCCACGGCACCAACATCCCGCAAACTCAATCTGACGCGAGATCAGCTTGCGGCGTTCCTGACCGACCAGCAACAGATCAGGCAGTTCGAGTTGCTGTTTTCCACGGTTGACACGATACAAGTCATCATCGGCACTGACTTTGAGTACCAGGCAGACAATGCGGCAGCAAATGCCAACAATGCACTGGCTCAGATCAGTGCGCTGGCTCAAGATACCGCAGTTGAAGACGCTGTTCTCAACGCCAAGGTGCAGCAGGCATTGGATGCCATCCCGCGCTTAGCCCAAGCACTTGACTTGCTGGCGCTGGCGCCTGTGCGTAATAATATCGAGCTGGCGCACGATGTGGTTGGCATCCTGCCGTATGCAAACCAAACCGCAAGGGTGCGATCAAATCAGGTATTGACATGGCTTACGATATAATCACACCGACCAAACTGGGCCAGGCCGCCATCACCACAGGCGTGACCACGCTGTACACCGTCCCAGCTGATACTCGCACATTCTTCAAAGAATTCACCATTGCCAACACCACGGCAGCGGCCATCAATGTGCGATTGTTCTTGGTGCCATCATTAGGATCGGCAGCCACATCCAACGCATTCATCTACGACATTCCCGTCCCAGCAAATAACGCTTTGCAATACGATGGGGTGCAGATCATCAATGCAGGTGATACTGTCCAAATTCAAGCAGCCTCGACTGGCCTGACCATCACCGCCAGCGGTGCAGAAGCTACATAAGGAGAATCAAATGACCGTATCAATCAAGGTGCTGATCCCAGCAAAGCAGGCCGAGAACGCCCAGACCACGCAGTACACCGCCACCAACTGCAAGGCCATCATTGACAAATTCACAGCCACCAACACCACGGCAGGCAATGTGACGATCAGCGTCAACCTGGTGACTGCAGCAGGCAGTGCAGCCACATCCAACCTGATTGTGGACACCAGAGCCATTGCGCCAGATGAGACCTACACCTTCCCCGAGCTGGTTGGCCAGGCGCTCGAACAAAGCGGGTTTATCAGCACCGTGGCCAGTGCAGCCACTTCATTAACCATTCGAGCCAATGGCCGCGAAATCACTTAAAAGGCAGCCATGAAACAATTTATGATGATTCCCAGAGGCTTTGCTGGCCTGCCGATGGACGAAGGGTTTATCACATCGTCTGAGAACAAGAAGAACTATGCCATTGCTGTGAAAGATTGGCACTACGGTCCAGAGGTGCCGACCAACGAGCCAAAGGCCAACCCTGAGTTTTATGAATCCCTGGCCGAGGCAATGCAGTGCGATGCCAAAGACGCACGGCGCAAGCACTGCTCAAATTGCGAGTACTACGACAACAGCTTTATGACCCAAGTGCGGATTGAGCGCATCCCGATGGCCAGTTACGACCAGGGCGCTGGCTACCGTGGCCACTGCGAGAAGCTGAACTTCATCTGCAACGATATGCGGGTTTGCCAGGCGTGGGAAGATCGTGAATCTGAAATGGATTGACCAAATGCTGAAATGTGGGAAAATAGCCAGCACTGAGCCGTCCGAGCCGCCAGTAGCTCACCCTGAACAGGAGTTCTCGATGAGTCATGTTGCGGTTTTGGAAGCTGGCGTGCCAGCCGAGCACATGCCCATCTACCTCTTAGAAGGTGAGCTGCTCAAGCTGCCCCAGGTGCCGTTGCCGATTGACCACGCTTTCTGCGCTGGCCTGTACGCTCGCACAATGCACATCCCGGCCGGCACCGTCCTGACCGGAGCAGTCCATCGAGAAGAATCGTTCTTCCTGGTGCGCAAAGGCGATTTGATTGTCAGCACAGACACTGGCCCACAGCGTCTTGGTCCAGGCGACATGAGCATTTCCAAAATTGGCACCAAACGCGCTGGCATTGCTTTGACTGATGTTGAAATAACCACATTCCACGCCAACCCGACCAACGAGAAAAACCCGCAAGCCCTGTGGGACTTGTTCACCATTCCAGCGCCAGCACCGTCTCTTGAGGCTGTGCAACCTGCGCAATTGGAGGAATCAACATGACATTCGGATTATCAGCAGCAGCCCTGGGTGCCATTGCAGTCGGTGGCGCGACGATTGTCTCGGGCTTTATGCAAAGCAATGCTGCCAGCAAAGCGGCGGAAATACAAGGCGCAGCGGCCGAAAAAGGAATTGCTCAACAAGGCGCTTCATCGCAACTTGCCATTGATGAACAGCGCAGGCAATTTGATGCAGTGCAAAAAATACTGCAGCCATTTGTTGCTGCTGGAGGAGGAGCGCTTGGGGCTTATGCACCCTACCAAGCTGCTGGCGCAGGAGCATTGCCAACACTCCAACAATACGCACAGGCCGGCGCACCAGCACTTGAGCAACAGCAAGCCTTGCTTGGGCTTAGAGGTCCAGAGGCAGAACGTGCGGCCATTCAACGCATCAGTGGCGGCGAGCAATTCAAAGCCCTGGCCCAGCAGGGAGAAGAATCCTTGCTACAGCGTGCATCAGCCACAGGCGGTCTGCGTGGTGGCAACATTCAAGCCGCACTTGGCCAGTTTCGGCCAGCCTTGCTGTCAAACTTGATTGAAAAACAATATGGTCAATTGGGCGGTTTGGCGGCAACAGGCGGCACAGTTGCTCAGAATCTGGCCACAGCAGGCATGGGCGCTACAGGCGAACTGGCTCGCATTGGCCAAGCATCTGCGGCTGGTGTTGGCTCCGCTGGAACAACAGCAGGAACCAATATTGGCAATATTTATGGAGCAGAAGGCACAAACATAGCCAAACTTCTTGGAGAACAAGGAGCAGCTCAGGCTGGCGGCGCTATTGCCCAAGGCAGGGCATATGGCGCATTCCCAACGGCACTTGCCAGTGGCCTTGGTATTTACAGTGGCCTAGGAGGTAAATTCTAATGCCAGCACCTATTGACTACGGCGTTCAAATTGCCGACCCAACACAAGCATTCTTGAGTGCTTTCCAAGCTGGCACAAGCATCCAAGACGCGCAATTCAAACAGCAGCAGCAAGTTCGGCAAGCAGAACAGCAGAAGCTGATCCAAGCAGGGTTTGCTAAGCTGCAAAGCCCAAAGGCCACTGCTGCTGATTACGCAAACCTGTCCATGATGCTGCCTGAAACGCAGGCTAAGGCTGTGCGTGAGAGCTTTGGCATGTTGGATAGCGAACGTCAGAAAACAGCACTTGACCAAGCCAGTCGGGTGTTTTCAGCGTTTAAGTCTAACAAGCCAGGGATTGCCATTAGTCTGATGGACCAACAAATTGATGCTAAGCGCAACTCAGGTGACGAAGCTGGCGCCAAGTTTTTGGAGACATGGCGTGATGTGGCCAAAGAAAATCCGCAAGCAACTGAAAATTACTTTGGCTTCACCATCTCGCAAATTCCAGGTGGTGAAAAAGTAATTGAGAATGCAATTAAATTAGGTGGAGAAAGTAGAGCTGCTGGACTGGCAAAACCAACACTGGACAAAGCCGTGGCCGATGCAAGTGCAGCTGTAGCGGATGCACAGAAAAAAGTAGCCGAAGCAGCAGATACCCCTTCTCGGTTACTAGCAGAGGCAGATTTACGTTCTGCACAGGTTGCAAAGGAAAGGGCATTAACTGCTGCAAGTGAGGGTGAAGAATCCAGGAGAGTGGCAAAAGCACCAAGCGAATTGATTGAGGCAAGGGCAAAAGCAGATAAAGGCATTGCCGATGCAATTACGGCTCAGGCTACCGCCACCAATGCGGCAGAAAAAGCAGCAGCTGATGCAAAACGTGCAACAGCAGAAGCAGAAAAAGCGCGTATTGAAGCACAATTTGCACCTCAAGTTGCAATAGCAGACTTAAAGGCAAAAGCCGCAACTCTTGGTCTGACAACCGCACAGACAAATCAGGCATTGGCAACAACCAAGAAACTTGGTCAAGAGACAGCCAAGATTGTTCTGGAAATAGCAGCGCTTGAGAATGGTGATCTTGATCCAGCCAAGAAATTTGAGCAGGAAGAAAAGCTACGCAAGGAATATCAAGGCCGCACCAAGGTTTATGGCGAACTGGGGTCTACTTTCTCCAACATCGAATTGTCTGCCAAAGCCAAAACAGGCCCAGGTGACATTGCGTTAATCACTGGATTTATGAAGATGCTTGATCCAGGCTCAGTGGTGCGTGAGACTGAATTCGCAACGGCGCGTGACACCGCTGGGCTTTTTGATCGTCTTGCTAACCAAGCTCAAAAATTCCAAAGCGGCCAACTGTTTTCACTGAACTCAAACCAGCGCCAAGAGTATGTCAATCTGGCCAAGCAATATTTGGACGCTGCACAGAAAAAAGCAGTAGACGACAAGAAGGCGCTTGGCATAGTGGTCAAGAATTACAAGCTCAATCCTGAAAACGTGTTTGGTCAAGAAGCGCCACCATTACCAACCAGCGCAACCGTGGGAGGACAGACTTACACACGGCCACCTGGTTTCACTGATACGCAATGGAGAGACTACCTCAAAGCCCAAGGGGTCATGCAATGAGCCCAGAAGAGTGGCTGGCATCACAGACTCAGGTAGCACCTGCTGCGCCTGTAGCAGCTCCTGCCGCGCCTGTAGCAGCACCTGGGATGCCAGGGGCACGAGTGACGCCAACCGAGCAGGCTGCCCGAGATCAAGAGGCCATTCCCATCCTGATGCAAGAATTGCAAAAGGCTCAAGGCCAACAGCAAGCTGGCAATCCTAGGGCGGCAGGTGATGTTGTCGCAATCGTCAAAGAATTGGCTCGCAAGGGCGTCAATGTAGACATTGGTGCCTTACCATCAATTTCCGCAGCCTCTGCCCCGGCAGCAGCCCCGGCAGCAGCCCCAGCATCGGCCCCAGTTTCACCAGAGGCATGGCTGGCATCACAAACCCCTGCAACCCCTGTCAAGCCACCACAGTTGGGTTTCTTTGAGGGCTTGGTTGAGTCTGTGACAGGTAGTAGGCGTGCTGCATCTCCAGAAGTTGCTGCGGCACTTGCTGAAAAGCGAACAATCTACGATATGCCAGAAGCCAACCAAATGTCTTTTGGCTTGCTGAAGGCGGCACTCGGCGGGTTGATGGCTGGCTCTGAAGAGCGTGCCAAGATTTTTGCTGCTAACTTCCCTGGCTTGACTTATCGGTTAGACCAACAAGGCACCGTATTTTTACGCTCACCGACAGATGGCAAAGAATACGTTATTGAGCCAGGTTTGACCGCACGAGATATTCCACGCGGGGCAGCAACAGCAGCAGCATTCACACCCGCTGGCCGAGCAGCCACTATTCCTGGCGCAATCATGAAGGCTGGCGCAACTCAAACAGCCATCGAAGCCAGCCAAGCGGCAACAGGCGGTGGCACGGGTCTGGCAGACGTTGGTGAAGTGGCATTGGCAGGCGCTCTAGGCCCAGCAGGGCAGATTATTCAGCGAGTGGTTCCACCAGTAGTCCAAGCAGTCAAAGGCGGCGCACAGAGGGTTATGGCGCGTCCTGCCCCTGCTCCTGCAGCGCCACGGGTTGAGCCAACCTTTGAAACACAAGTGCCAACAGCAGCGCCACCTGTACCGCCTGCAGCGCCACCCGTTGCGGGAGCAAGGCAATTGCCATCCGACATTGAGGCCGCAAGGCAAGCAGGCATTACTCTCATGACCAGCGATGTGGTGCCACCCCGCACCTTTGCGTCGAAATGGTTGCAAACCATTGGCGAGCGTATTCCAGGCGCAGGAACTGGTGGCATACGTCAGGCTCAACAGACAGAGCGCATTGAGGCTGTGCGTAATGTGTTGCGCGAATTTGGAGCCGATGATGCTGCCAGAGCAGCGGACGATGTGATGAAGGACTTGGCAACCAAACGTGGTGCTGATCTTACAAAATACACCGGCTTGAAGACAGAAGTTATTGAACGTCTTGGCGAGACTGGCACAGTGCCAATGACCAAAACAGTGCAAGCTATTGATGATCAAATTGCCAAACTGGAAGGACTAAAAACTCAAGAAGTTGCGCCAATTATTGAGCGCTTGACCGACTGGAAAGCTGCATTGCAAGATCAGAATTTGATCAATGTTGAAACACTGCGCAAACAAATCGGAGAAAGTTTTAAGGCTCCAGAATTGGCATCTGTTCGTGGCATTGGTGAAAAAGCCTTGTCCAGCATTTACAAACCACTCAAGCAAGATATGGAAGCGTTTATCACTCAAGTTGGTGAACGCCGTGATGTGACAAAGTATAAAGTGGCGAACAAACGATTGTCTGATCTGGCTGGTGAACTTGACATGAGCACATTGAAATCAGTGCTCAGGCGTGGTGATGAGACACCAGAAGTAATTGCCAACATGCTTTTTAGCAAAAAACCCAGCGAAGTAAGGCAACTTTATGCAAGCCTAACTCCAGCAGGACGCGAAAGCGCCAGAGCTGCAATTCTTGCTCGCGCAGCAGAAAAAGCAACGGCAGACGTAGCTGAAGGAACTGTTGTATCACCAGACAAATTTGCCAATGAAGTCAAACGTCTTGGCACATCTGTGGGCGTGTTTTTTAATGGTGATGACCTAAAACAAATTGAAGGACTCACCAGGGTGCTCAACATCACCAAACGCGCATCTGAGGCCGCAGCAGCACCACCCACAGGCGTGCAAGCCGCAATTCCCGTCAGTGCTGCGGCACTGTCCAGCTTTTTTGGCGGTGGCTTGCTTGGGTTCCTTGCAACACTTGGAGCAGCTGGTAGCGTAGGAGTAGCTGCTCGAATTTATGAATCAGCACCAATTCGCAACTTGCTGATTAAAATACCACAGACCGCTACAGGAAGCAAAGAGGAAGCTGCATTGCTCAAGCGTTTAACATCTGTAATCCAAACAGGAATCCAAACAGGCCGACAATCCACCCAGGAGAACCAGTAATGTCCGCACTCTCAATCAGACCGCCATACCCAGCATTCGCTGGCGCTGACGGCCAGCCGCTGGACGATGGCTACATCTGGATCGGCACAGCCAACCTAAGCCCCCAGGTTAACCAAATTGCGGTCTACTGGGACTCAGCACTGGCCATCCCTGCTGTGCAGCCCATCCGCACCTTGGGCGGTTATCCGGTCTACCAGGGCACGCCAACACGGTTCTACACCACCACCGACTACAGCATTCAGGTGCTTGATGCCAAAGGCAGCGTGGTCTACACCTCGCTGAACGACAATGCTTTCAGCGGCGGCGCTGTGGTAAGTGATGCCACTGGCGATGGCGTGCAGACAATTTTCCCTGTGTCGTTTGTGCCCTCGGCTATTTTCATCAATGGCGTATACCAGAATCAGAACACTTACACATATGCTGGCGGTAATGTGACATTCAGCCAGGCGCCGCCCTACACTTCGATTATTGAATTTGTGTTCTAAGGAGAACAAGAATGCTAAAAACAGTCTCATCCATCACCAACGCCATTGGTGCGCTGAACTACAAGGGCACGTGGAATGCCAGCACCAACACGCCAACGCTTGCAGATGGCACTGGCGCAAAGGGTGACTACTATGTGGTCAGCACCGCAGGCACACAGACATTTGACGGCATCTTGTTGTTCTTCGGTGCAGGCGACTGGATCGTCTATAACGGCGCGGTCTGGCAGCGGGTTGAAGGTGGCAGCGATGGCAACTTTTCTAATGTAACCCTCAACAGCACAGACGCTGGGGCAACGGCTGGCCCACTGCTTGACTTGTATCGCAACTCAGCCAGCCCCGCAGCGTCCGACACAATTGGCGAGATTGAGTTCAACGGCCAAGACAGCGCAGGCAATAAGCAGCAGTATGCACTGATTCACGGCTCCATTCTCAGCCCGACCTCAACTACCGAACAGGGCCAGATTCACTTTGAGACTGCAACGGCTGGCGCATCTACCGAGAAGATGATTATCGGCACGACCAATTTGGTGATAAACGAAATTGGTGCTATTTTTAACGTGCGAATTGAAGGCGACACAGACGCTAACTTGTTTTGCACAGATGCAACAAACAGCCGTGTTGGTGTTGGCACAGTTGGCCCAACAGCAAAATTGGATGTTGTTGGCGGTGATATTCGGATAGACAACGGCAATTTAATCATTGGCACATCAGGCAAAGGCATTGATTTTTCCATAACAAGCCATCCTGCTGGCATGACTAGTGAGTTGTTGGCTGACTATGAAGAAGGTACCTGGACACCATCACAGGGCGCAGGGCTTACTGTTGTTGGTGCATTTACTTCAAATGGGACGTACACCAAAGTGGGTAGATTAGTAACCATAAGAGGAAAAGTTGACGGGGCAACTTCTATTGCGTGTACTTCAGCGGGTGCGATTTGTGGCGGTTTACCGTATGCTGTTGCATCAGATACCGCAGGGGTTTATTTTAACGGCACGTTAAGTGCTGGTGGAAGCGTTGATGCTTTCTCAAGCCAAGTTAATGCCGTTGGTGCAATTGGTGCAACTGTTGCAATTTACTTCAGCGCAACATACCAAGTTTAAGGGATAAATATGTCACTGACTAAAGTCACTTTTTCGATGATTGATAGCGCAGCTATCAATGCAAAAGATTATGGTGTTGACATGACGGGAGTAGCAGATTCATCTGCTGCTTTTCAATTGGCTCTTAATGCTTGTACTGGTGGCAAACTGTTATATGTGCCAACAGGCAGCGTCAAATTAGACAATCAAGTGGTTGCACCTGCAACTATTGGCGGCATCGTTGGGGACGGTATAGGTATTACCACTATCACTTACACCAAAGAGCAACCAATGCCCTCACCAGTTTATGATGGGTCTGAATGTGCCATTGTGCTTGAAGGCATTGATGGTGCGCGGTATGAAGATTTTTCGCTTGTTTACACAGGCACATACTATGTTCCAGGGTCGCCTTATTTTGGCGTGGTTTCGGGGCTATTTATAAAAGACTGCAATGACACACTTGTTCGCAGAATAGAAGTAACTGGCTTTAACTGTACTGGTGTGCAATTCATAAGCACAGCACCAGCATTGTCTTTGCGAAATAGTATCGAAGAATGTTACTTGCATAACAATATGCAATCGGGGTGCTATGCTGACTACCAAAAAGCATTTACGATTCGTGGTTGCCAACTTGAGTACAACGGAGATGTTTTGGATGGTGGCACAGGGTATGGATTTTCAGCAAACACTGGCGGCTTTAACGAAGATTTGTTAGTCACGGAAAACCACACTTACCGCAACTATCGCAAAGGTATTGATTTCCATGATGGCTTTGGTGTTGTCTGCACAGATAATGTGTGTATTCAAGATCGGCTGCATGGCATTTTTTACGAGAACACAACAACCAAAGTCAGCGACATTCTGATTGCCAACAACTATGTTGAGTGCGATCCAAGCACTGTTTTGGCAGCGCCTTATGATTTTTATAAAGGCATTTCTGTATATCTAGTTGACAACGCAGCTTCAATGCTTCCAAATGTCACGATCATTGGAAACGTTCTGAAAAATATCTACAAAACTGGATTAACTGAAATTCTTCCAATTTATGTACAAGACCAAACAAGCGAACGCACTTTAGTTAACGTAACTAAAAATACAGTGCGAGGAGGCGCAGCAGATTTTGGAATTTTTGTTGAGAGCAACACAAACGCCAACGAAATGATTGCCAATATTGAGGGAAACATCGTCTCGCTTGGTAATTTGACTTCTTACGGGATTGCGGTAACGCCTTACGACCCATTAGCCGTGGGAAATGCTGGATATTGTCAAATCATAAACAATAACGTTATCGCCAACTCTTGCGGTGGCCCATTGTTCTCTGTTAAAACAGGAAATAAAACTGTTGACATATCAGACAACAGCGCATTCTTAACAACGCTTGGAAATGAAAGCGTAAAAGTTGAAAATACTGTAAATTCAATTGTCAGAATTAAAAACAACACAGTCAGTGCAACCAATGATGGAACTACCAACAAGATTGTTTATGGTAGCCAACTTGTAGCCCAAGTTCAGAACAACGTAGTTGGCGGCGCGGAGCAACTTAATATTTCTAGAATTGCATCTACTAAGGGCGCGGATGTAATGTGGCGCGGGTCAAAAAATTTGACTGCTGCAACTCTTACAAGTGTTTCTTTGTTTTGCCAAGAATTTACCCAAGGTTATTACAAGGTTAAATGGTCAGCGTATTACAACAATTCAACAACTGACACGGCAACTGCTGGTGGAGAATTTATTTTTACCGCAGCTTGGTCTGACAACAACCAAATTTGTAGTTCAGCCATAACGGTAGTAAATGCAATTGCCGCCCACACGGGATCGCTTACCGATATTGCATTAACTTGGTCAATTGCTTCTGGAATTGTTGGTTTGTATGCAAGAACTTTGCAAGTTACATCAAATGTGAATTGTTCTGTTTATTTTGAAATTGAATCTGTTATGTCTTTAAACAACACAACGGTTTCTGTTTTGCCACTTTTGTAAAAAACTGTTTAACCGTACTGGTGCGGCCCACCAGACTTAATGTCTGACTGGATGGTCAGGCTGGAAACAAGGAAATAATATGTTGGAAAAAATTACATCTGTCGATCTGATTGAAGTCATTGAAAACGGCTGCATTCAAGTTCGCACCAAAACCGCTATCAAAGAAGATGGCATTGAAATTAGTAGCAAGTTCCACCGCCATGTCGTTGCCCCCGGCGATGACTACAGCGCCGAGGATGTCCGTGTCCAAGCTATCTGCAAGGCAACGCATACGGCGGCTGTGGTGGCGGCTTATAAGGCGGCACAAGCTGCACAAGGAGTCTGACATGTCCACAAACTCACAAATCGCTTTTACACCCCTTGGCAAGACCATCGTGGTAGCAGCAACCACATCAGCGCCAACTGGCATTCAAGCGCCTGTTTATGAAAAGTTTGACCCGCAGAATGCAGGCCAGTACCGCTTCATCAACGCAGGCACCACGACCGTGTTCCTGGGCACTGCAATGGGCGCTGCAGAGGCTACGGCAGCAGCTGTGGCACCGACTGCTGGCAACCCAACTGGAGCCATCGTGCTGGTCCCTGGTGCTGTAGAGATTCTGCGCTTCAACGCAAATACCTACTTCAGCGGCCTGTCCAGCGCAGCGGCTACCGTCTACATCACGCCAGGCCAAGGGCTTTGAGATGCCAGATTTACTTTCCGATGGCAAAGCGGAACGCTGGCATCTTAAAAAAGAAATCCAGCTAACCCATGTCATCAGCACTTTGTTGCTGATCGGCGCGGTGCTTGCCTACGTCAGTAAGATTGAACAGCGGCTGACAATCGTTGAGACGCAGTTGCTGGCCCAGCGTGATGCCACGCTGCAACAGCGAGCGCAACTTGAGCGCATGGACGCCAAGCTAGACAGGTTGATTGAGCGTGGCAGCAAGTAATGGAATTCTTCGAGGCGCTGGCAAAGGGCTGGCCCATGCTGCTGGCGCTCATAACGCTGATTATCGTGCTGGCAAAAATGGATATCAAAATTGCCGTGTTGGAAGAAAAGGTGAAGAGTTTGTTTGAGATTTTTAACAGGAAAGACAAATGATTGACCTTACCAAAGCCATAGGAGCCGTTGCCGCAAGCATTGCAGCCATTGGCGGCGGTTACACCTTGGCAGACAAATTTGGTTGGTTTGACCGAGCCATCCTTGAGTGGTCACCAGAGCATTTTAAAATCACAGCAGCAACCGGACAGCCTATCAATGTGACAGTTGCCCGTATCAAAAAGCGTGATGACTGTTCAGTGGAAAGTTTCACGCCAAGCATCCGTGACGCATCGGGCATGGTGCATGAAGCAACGACAACAGCAAGCAAGTTTAGCGGCCCAGCAGGGCCACAGATTGATACTTTTTCGTACCAATTGACGATGGTCAGAAAAGAAAAGATTGCACCTGGCACAGCCACACTGCTGGCGACGATCAAGTACAAATGCCCAGAGGGTGAGCGAGTGGTGCAGTATCCTCGCCATGCTAATTTAAGTTTTGATCTTAAAGGCTAACCATGCTAACCCTGCTCTCAACTCTGATTAGCTTCCTCGCTGGCGGCCTGCCCAAGCTGCTGGGTTTCTTCCAAGACAAGGCAGACAAGAAGCATGAGATGGCAATGGCCCAGTTGCAGATCGAGCGTGAGCTTGAGCTACGCAAGGCAGGCTTTGAAGCCGCGCAACGGGTGGAGGAGATCAAAGTCGAAGGTCAGGCCATCGAAGCAGAGGCATCAGAACGGGCTGCGCTGTACGCGCACGACATAGCCATAGGTCAGGGGGCATCACAGTGGATGGTCAACCTGCGATCTGGTGTCAGGCCGGTGCTGACCTACGGTTTCTTCCTGTTGTTTGCCTTTGTGGAAATCGGCGGGTTTGTCTACGCATGGCATCGGGACATTGCCTTTGATGTGCTTATTGCAAAATTGTGGGACGCTGACACACAGATCATCTTTGCCAGCATCATCAGCTTCCACTTCGGTGGACGGGCATTTAAAGGTGGCAAGGATTGAAGGTCTCCGACCGCTGCAAGGAGATGATCAAGCATCACGAAGGTGTGCGATACAAGCCGTACCGTTGCCCAGCGCGGCTCTGGACTGTAGGAGTAGGCCATGTTCTTTACCCAAATCAAGGTCGTTTACCACTGGATCAGAGGGATGCTTTTCCGCTGGAGCCGCATGACAACCGTACTTTTTCGAGCGACGAAGTAGATGGAACCCTTGCTTTTGATCTCCAGCGATTTGAGGTTGGGGTCGCCCGACTTTTTCCTGTGGTGCTTACCCAAGGTCAAAACGATGCTCTTGTCAGCTTTGCTTTTAATCTGGGTCTTGGGGGCGTACAGCGAAGCACCCTCCGTTCAAAGATGCTTCGGGGCGAGACGCAAGAAGCTGCCGACGAATTCTTGAAGTTTACAAAGGGCGGTGGCAAAGTACTGCCTGGCCTGGTCAAGCGCCGAAATGACGAACGGGCGCTGTTTCTGTCCTAAGTCTGGCGCCCAGGATACGGGCAGTCATCTGGCACAAACGCCAGGCAGTGGACGCCAGCAAACTTTGTCCTAGTCTGCACCCACCTGTCGATGTAGACATCTGGCATGAGCGCAAGTGATCTGCTGATTTGGGATGCGCCAATGTCGAGCGCAAACGACAGCTCACTGGCGGTCATGCCATCAGGCGCTTGGGCCAGGGCGTCCCTGATGCGTTTGGACAGTACTGTGATTGTCATTTGTTAAGTTCCTTCAGCTTTGCTTCCAGGGCTTGATTCAAGCCCCAGGCCGTTGAGCCATTGGTATCATTCCATTTGTTGTAGATTTCAGCGAATTGGAATTCAGTCAGCCCTACCCACGGGCGCTGTGTTGCTTTCCAATCAGCCACAAAATCAATTGCCTGTAGCCCGTATTCAGCAATGATGTTGTTGATGCCTTCCCATTCAGGCGGCGGCTCTGACTTTTCCAGTGCTTCGCGTAGGGCGTCAGCAGCATTAGAAAACATCGGTGCTGACAGCACATTGGCGGCATCAATCAACGCCTCCAGCGCCTGCTGCGCGGCTTGTCTCAGGTCAGTCATAGCATTCCCCAGATAAAGCCAGCCAGCCCCGCAATGCCAACCAAGGCAAACAGGATCAGCAACGTGATTGCAATGCCGAAAATCAGGCTTGCAAGTTCGTAATCGTCGTTGTCATCCATGCCAACCCCCTGCCGCCAAGGTGTGCCGGGTCCAGAGGAATGCGCTGCTCTCAACAGC